GGTGGCACGATGAGGTAGTCGAACGATCCAAAGGCCAAAAGATATGGGGTGCTCAGCTACCGTGGCCTAAGACGCATGACACTTTTCGTTTAAGGCAGGGAGAACTAACCATATTCGGTGGCGCTAATGCCTCCAAGAAATCCCTAATTTGCGGAGAGATAATCTTAAGCCTACTCAAAGAATCTAAGGTCTGCCTCGCGTCTCTTGAAATGAAGCCGAGCGAATCCCTGTACCGGATGTTAATGCAAGCCGCAGGGACGCAGGATGGTACACCTGCCGAGTCGTTTATTCAGGAGTTCTCGGCGTTCGTTGATAAGAACCTAGTCATATTCGATCAACTAGACACGGTAAAGCCTGAGAGAGTGTTGTCCATTATTCATTATTGCGTGAAGGAATTGGGCTGCCGATATGTCTTCGTTGATTCCCTCGCGAAATGCGGCACTGGCTTTCAGGATTATGTCGCCGAGACAGAGTTCGTTAACAAGCTACAGCACTGCGCCAAGACTCTAGATGTCGGCATCATACTAGTGGCTCATATCAGAAAGCCCCCACAAGCTGACGACAATTGGATACCCGACAAGTATTCCATTCGCGGAGCAGGGACGCTGACCGACATGGCAGATAATGTCTTGCTAACCTGTAGTAACGCGAAACGAAAACAGCTAAAGGAATTAGCCAAGATGACCGAACTAGATGAGAAGCAGCAAGAGTTTTTATCCAAACATAAAGACCAGAAACTCATCGTAGCCAAGCAAAGGCACTCTGGTGGATGGGAAGGCACATACAATTTTTACTTTCACGACAACAGCTTACAGCTAACCGAGCAGGAGGATCGGCCTCGCAGGTTTTATTTCAACACAATTGTTGACAAGGACATTTAATATAGATTACGATGATTACACATTCTGAGGAGGATGATATGAAATACATTAAAGAGTGGCTCGCCCAAGAAACAACCGCAACACAATATCTTATTGACGGTGACATAGATTGGGACGTAGTACCCCAAGATGACATCGACAAGATGATCTTCTCTGTACTGCATGACGCAGATGCCAACGAGTATCTGTGTGACATCATGCTCTACCATGCCGACCCTGAAGTCCTGCGCGGCTGCATCCATAAGTTAATTACGAACAAAGCTGACACGCTTACTTACTCTGTCATCTTCAGAGGTGAGATGCGCGAGGCTGTTCTATCCTTCATTACGGATGTTGCCACTCGCGAGATCGGCATAGCTGAGACTGCATTAGCTGTGTACGGCCACGAGTATGCGACTACTGAGCAGGTCATGCACAGCATTCGCGATGACCAACACGAACAAGCATATTTCTAGGGGGATATCATGAAACAATCTGAATCAATAGCAAACCTAGCAGCCGCGATGGCTGCGGCACAGGGTGAGATGGGGGCAGCAGTCAAAGGCTCATCAAATCCATTCTTCAAATCTAAGTACGCATCACTTGGTGATGTCATCGAGGCCGTCAAAGCTCCGTTCGCCGCACATGGGTTAAGCTATGTGCAGTTCCCTGTAAGTGGTGAAGGTTCTGTAGGTCTGGCTACTAGGCTGATGCACTCCTCTGGCGAGTGGCTAGAGCAATCGTTCTTTATCCCTCTCGCGAAGATGGATGCCCAATCTGTCGGCTCATGCCTTTCTTATGCAAGGCGCTATAGTTTGCAAGCCATTGCGGGAACTCCGTCCGAGGATGACGATGGTAATGCTGCATCTGCTAAGCCTAAGCACCCATCACATCCCGCAGCGAAACAGTCTGCGCCAGATTTCTTTTAATGAGAAGGGATGTACGATGCGGGACTTGCAGTCAATGGGTAGAGCCAAATTACTACCCGTTCTGCAAGCCTTGCAAGGATCTAATAGACCTAACTAACAAATTGTGGAGGACTCATGAGAATAATAGATTGCGAACAGGGAAGTGATGAGTGGCTGTCAGCTAGGTTAGGTGTCCCGTCTGCCTCACAGTTTTCTAAGATAGTTACTGGCAAAGGGGGTAAGTCCACACAGGTAGAGGCTTACATCAATCAGCTAGTCGCTGAAGAGCTAACAGGCGAGACTACACTGGTCTACGTCAACGAACACATGAAGCGCGGCACTGAGCTAGAGCCAGATGCGCGTGAATTGTACGAAGCCCTGACAGGGAATACTGTTCAGGAGCTAGGGTTCTGTCTGCACGACACTGTGAACGCAGGTTGTTCGCCAGACGGATTAGTGGGGGAGGATGGTGGTTTGGAAATCAAATGCCCTGCCCCTGCTACGCATGTTGAGTGGGTGAAGGCAGGAGTAGTACCTTCTAAACACTTGCAGCAGATCATGGGGTGCTTGTGGGTCACAGGCCGTCAGTGGTGGGACTTCATGTCCTATCACCAGACCATGAAACCTCTGATCATTCGTGTTGAACGCGATGAGGAGTACATAGCAGCATTGGCAGAACATGTAACCAATGCAGCATTAAGAATCAAACAAGATGTTAACCAATACTTTCAGTAGGAGAATGTGATGAGTGATTACGATGATACAAACCGTGGCGCACTGTTCAAGAACGAGCGCAAAGAGGCTGAGACGCACGCTGACTACAATGGCACGATCAATGTAGCCGGTCAGGAATACTGGCTGAACTCGTGGCTCAAGGAATCTAAGAACGGTAAGAAGTATATGAGCCTGTCGGTCAAGCCGAAGGATGTTCAGTCTGCACCTGCGCCCAAGGTGGAGGTTGCTTCAGAAGATATACCCTTTTAATTTAGCGGGGGCGCAAGCCCCCCTTATCCTTGGAGGATGATATGTTGTTTTTTAATTCACACAAGAAAGAAGTAAGCCCGACAAGCCATCAACCCGTTGCAAAAATTGATCGCAGACAGATTGCTGTATACATTCCTGAAGAGCTGTACAGCGCGGTTCAAATGCACAAAATTAAACTTGGGAAAACTGCTACAGATATTGTGATCGAATGCCTTACTCTAAGCATGGAGTTTCTTGAGCCAAAGGTCAGGATGACTTCCGAAACACATGCTGAGTTAATGTCACAGTCTAGGCAAGAACAGCGTAGAATTGAGCAAGATATGTTGAATGATGCGGAGACATTAAGAATTGAAAGCAAGCTGCCTATACCTGACAAGACAGTGGCTGTTCCATCTTCACGCCCGTTTTACTATGTTGCTCTCAAAACATTAAAAACAATGGAGGTAGGCGAGTCTTGTGTTGTTGAAGGCGAGGCTCAACGAACTGCTGTTTTAAACGTAGCAAGAAAATTAAACATGAAATTTACAACTAGAAAACTTTCTAAGTCGAAAAAAGATCTGTCTATTCGTGCCTGGAGAATAGCTTAGGAGACAATGATGCACATTGGAAACGCAATAAGAAATGCTCATTACATCACTAAGATCAAGCATATTGTCGTTGCGAGGGAGATAGGGGTGAGTGCAGCTAACTACTCTCACTCCCTGACTCACAAGGGGATGACAGTGAAACGTTACAAAGAAATCTGTGACGCGCTTGGCATGAGCATGGACGATGTGTTTAAAATAGGAGAAGAGTATGCTGACGGCGACTCAAACTAATAAACAGGTTAGAGATAGATTAGAGAAAGACTTGGAGTTGTTCTTCAGCAAGGGCGGGGAAGTTAAGCACTTCCCTTCCTGCACCTACTCCGATCATATATTAACAGAAAAGCAACGGTTCGATGCTCGCTTCGGCCAGAGGGGGAAGAAATGACAGATATCAATCAAGGGGATTTCTGGGTCGTAGATGACAGGCGTTCGCTTGAAGCCTTCATCAAGATGATGACCCAGATGTACGAGGAGAAGAAGTATCTGACACTCAAGATCAAGGGCGGTAAGACCAGAACCTCAGCTCAGAACAACGCACTGCATGTTTACTGCCGACTACTAGGCGAGAAGCTGAACGACTCAGGCTATGATATGAAGCGAGTCATCAAGCAGGAGGTAGATATACCGTGGTCACCTTCTCTCGTGAAGCAGTACCTTTGGAAGCCCATTCAAAAAATCGTAGCCAACGAAGATTCTACCGCGAAAGTGGGGTCGGATGATTACTACAACACCTACGCTGTCCTTAGCCGACACCTTAGTGAAAAGTTCGGGGTGTTCGTTGAGTTCCCGAGTAAGCGCAAGTGATTGTCTTTGATGACTTCAGCCGCGCGTTGGAGGAAGCAGAATGGTGCGCGAATGATGAGCGGGTTTTGTATTACGTCTTTCCATTCAACGATAAGTACATGGTGCGCAAGAAGCACGGCGGTTCACCTAAACCCAAGCGCCGACACATCGAGGTAGGGTTTCATCACAGGAAAGCAGGGAGGAAGCCCCATGTTTGAGATTACTTGCCTAGCTATGGCTATCTACTTCGAGGCTAGGTCTGAACCCTTGGATGGGCAGGTCGCAGTAGCTAATACCATCCTAAATAGAGTGGAATCTCCTAAGTTCCCCGATACCCCTTGTGAAGTAGTCCAACAAGGCAGGTCATGGATGGGTCATATGCTCCGAAATCAGTGCCATTTCAGCTATTACTGCGATGGTAAGCCCGAAGTAATAGTAGACCAAGGGGCATACACTTTAGCCCTCAGTATTGCGGTAAATTGGCCTAATCTCGTTGACATAACGAGTGGTGCTACCTACTATCACAGAGATGACGTTCAACCCTACTGGATAAAAAGCCTAAACATCAGCCGCAAGATTGGGCGGCATATCTTTTATAACTAGATGCATTTGAGGCTAGAGAATCATGAATGACCAACCGCAGTACAATCCACCGGAAGATGTAAAGGCTGTAGCTAAGACATACTCTGTCATGTCGAAGCTGTTTAGTCTCGCACTAATCAAGCTGCGCTACGATAAAATGAATACGGCGAGCCAGATTCGAGCCGAGAAAACCATGTTCGCATTGCTTCACGAGAGAAACTGGGATGCCAAGAGCGATAGATAGGCGAAAAAAGCGCAAGTCGAAGCCGAAAACCAAGACTAGCGCGATGTTAAGGCAGGAGTGCTACAGGGCTATACAGAAGCTCGCGAGGATAGCTGCGGCAGATGATGATGGGTACTGTAGCTGTGTCTCTTGTGGAGTTAGCAAGCACTACACGCAGATGCAAGGCGGTCATTTCATACCAAAGGGCAACTCATCGTACTGGGCATTAGAGATAGAGAACATCCATCCTCAATGTGCAGGGTGCAACATGTGGGGCATGAGACACGGTTCTGCTGCTCAAGAGTATACGATGTGGATGGAAGACATGTACGGAAGAGACTTTGTCAAGGACATGATTGCTAAAAAGTCGTCCCCTGTGAAGAGGTACAAGGCAGACTACGAAGAGTTGTTGTCAGGGTTCGTGGAACTTATTAGAGCGCACAAAAAAAGGTTGGGCGAATAATGGATGATGAAATCTACATAGAAATGGTGTCCTCTGACGAGGCTTACGAGTGGATCAACGACATGGTGCAAACCCTTGAGGGTCATGACCGTGATGTCATAGGGACGATAGCGTTGATGCTTGAAGACCTAACCGAGTTCGTAAACAAGAATGAGTTCATGAAGAAGCACTTCATGCAGTTCATTGAAGATAAACATGACAGCGAGGAGTTACTACATTGAGCGCAACCGACCATCAAGTAGCGGGTGACCACTACAAGAAGCTAAAGATTCAACCTATTGAATACATCCTCGCGAATGAGATGCAGTTCTGTGAGGGGGCTATCATCAAGTACATCTCTCGATGGAGAGACAAGGGAGGGGTTGAGGATCTAAGGAAGATCAAACACTTCTGCGACTTCTTGATTGAGAACGAGGTTACGGAAGAACCCCTCGCCCAGATGAGCGAGAGGCGCGTCCCTAAGTTCTAGTCGAGGCGCTGTTTTTGCTCGAACTCCATTGCTTTTTCTAAGCCGCCGCCAAAGAAGTTGTACCAGACTTTGCCGATTACAGGTAGCTCTCGCATCACTTTGGAGTCGCTACCTACAAACTCGCCAGAAGCAACCTTCCAAACATCTTCTCCGATTGCATTAATCCAATCTGTAGGCGGAGCGATAATCTCCCCCACCGCAGTGCCTATCTGGCCTTTGCCAACATACTTGTCCATGACGTACTGGCTACCACCAAAGACTTTAAACAAGTTGTCAATGTAGTTATCGGGTATGTCATCAACCGATCCACCCTGACCGCGAAGCATGTCTTTAGCCTCTTCAACAGTTGCTCCCATCATCGGGATAATTGTCATGTAGGCTACTAAGTTTTTAACGCCCTCGGCTTTGTTGCCGGATTTAATCTCTTGCACAATATCTCTGCGCATTACGTCTAGCTGCTTAATGGCAAATGTTTTTAACGAGTAGAAGATTCTGCCATTGGGGTTGCGTAAATAGTTTAATGGCATTTCCGAAAGACTGATAGGCTGTACGCCCGACAGCTCGTTAAATAACATTAGCTTTACATTTTCGGTAATGTTTCCTGCGCGAAGATCGCTCATTGTGTTTTTAAATTCGTCACCAAGCATGACTCCGTACTTTTTGCGCAATGACTCTACTCCGTCTGCGCTGTTGGACATGCCTTTGAATTTTCTAAAAGACGAATTGATTAAAGTGTTTTTACCTAATTTATCAATGGCTTTAAATCCTACAGCGCCAAGAGTTTTGTCTAGCAATTTTGCGGTCTTGCCTACAGTTGAAAGCTCCTGACCAATCACCTTGTCCAAGCCAAGGTCAGAAAGGTCTACGTTTTTTCGCCCTAGCATAGAAGCAATCGTATGCCTAAAGCCATTAATATAAGCAGACATGCCAATATCGCCAATCTGTGTTAAAGCAGAAAAGGGATTTCCAAGTGTAGTTAAATAGCCTATATTTCTAAACGCTTGATTGATTTTGTTTGCACTGGCTTCGCCTAAACCAAACCGTGCCTCAAGAAGCTCTGCCATTCTGCCCATGTCATCCGCAGCCATCTCGCCTTTCGCGACAGCGTCATCCAAGTATCCACCTATAGAATTTCCAAGGTTCATTTCTTGAACGCCTGTATCTTTGATGCTCGAGCCTCTGCCAAAAAACTTTCTCTTGTGCAGATCGTTAACAGATTTCATGATGTAAGAATTTAGCGCCGTCTTAGGGTCTTGGTATTGCTCTATTAATCTGTCGTCAATCTTTGCTACAGTGCGCTGCCCAGTAAATCCGGGCTTTGCGTCTACCACAATTGGCTTTCTTCCGCGCATGACCTGATTAATAATATCAATCCTGTCGCCAGAGCCAAGGTCATCTGCTGATTTCAGTCCTAGTGATTTTGCTTTTGCCGCGAAGGCTCTATCAATTTGGCTTTTATCTGTAGCGTTAATTGATTTAAGAAACTCTTTGTAATCTTTTAACTGGCGCGGAAAATAATTTTCTACATAACCAAGGTCTTCATACCCTGCCTCTTTTGTTAGTCTTTTATGAATCGTTCCTAGCGTTTCTCTGGCAGCTTCCATGTACTCTGAGCTATTGGCATCGTACCTGCTCATCTTGGAAACAGCGTTATCAAACTCACCGTTTGCTAGGTCTCTTGCAACAGAGCGAGCGTCTGTTTTGCTCATCTTGTCCAAGACCTGTGTCAAAGGTTTGACTTGCTCTAAATACTTTGACGAATCTGTGGCAATATTATAGTCAGTCTTTACTAATAGAGAATGCGCTTTAGGGCTAATGTTTTTAACGCCAGTTGATATAACTCCTAAAAAGTTTTCTGCCGTCTTAGACATTCCTGCTGCCGCTGATGGCGCAATGTTTGCTGCCCTAGCCTCAATAACCATGTTTGCATTTTCAACAGAGGGTACTTGTAGTTTTCTGTCAGACAAGATTAAAATTTCGTCAAGCTGTTCTTGATCGATACCGAGTCTGTTTTGAACGGTTGTATTTATTTCGTCTAGGCTTTCAACCCCTGCGGCTCGCTGTTCAAAAACAATTTCCTCAATGTCATCAAACTGTTTGTCTGCTTTTGTTTTTGCTTCGGGGGAGTTTCTTTTGATTAACGCTTTTCGCGTAGCGGGTGTAAGCGTTTTAATTACAGCAGATGTTGCGGGAGTGGCAATTGCTCCAAGCGCAGCAGCAGATGCAAGCTCCTGTGGGTTTACTTCTCCGGTTTTGGCAAGTTGTTCTAGCGCGCTGTACTCTGCGCCAAACGCAGCGCCTACTGCGGCGAGACCTTTGTATCCTTGATAAGCTTTGGATATAGGAATCAAAGTAGTAGGACTCATTAACGAGCCAATGATCGTACCCGCAATACCCGCTGCACCGCCCATGCCTTCTTGCTGAGAGGCTTCGGGATATTTTTGTTGAAGTTGAATTTCTTTTGTCCGCTCCATTACCCTTCGCCTCACATCGGGCGAAGAGTTCATGTATTGCTTGCCATAAATTTCTTCTGGTGGCGTATAAGTCAGACCCTCGCGAAGGTTAATCCCTATCTTTCCCATTGGGAATTCGCTTGCAAGATACGTTAAAGCGTTGCCAAGGTCTGTGTCAGCAGATTCGTAGGCATAAGCAAACTTATCAAATGCAGACGGCTCTTTTGATGGGAAGCTAATATTTAAAACTGCTTGCGCTTCGGGAGATATCTCGTCAAACTTTTTAGCAGCAATAAGCTCAAGGTCGGCTGTGCTGAGTGTAGATAAATCTGCCATTAGTTCACCACTATTGTTGACGAGCCATTACATTCTGTCTAGCTTTCTCAAATGCTGCCGAATTGTACGCAGAGCCTTTGGGCTTAATTTTTTGATACTCTTCAACCACTAGCTTTTGAATCGCTGCATTGTTTTGGTCTGTGACGTTTTGTTGCGCTGCGTTTAAATTAGTAAGTTTTAACAATCCGCTGCTCATTTGCGTGTAGCCTACAGGAACTTCATCTAACTTAGCGGCATCCTCTTTACTAATAGTGTCAGGGAACTGAGGAGAAGCAGGTGCAGTCCCCGCTAATTGAGCAGCAGCCGCTTGAGCCGCTGCTTCTGCGGCTTCGGGATTGTCGTTTAATGAAGACTCTCCTGCTATGTCTTGCGCCATCTCTTCAATATCTACTTCTAATAAGTCTGCGCCAGTGCCTGTAGTAATAGATGCTTCGACTAACTCTAGAATTTCGCTTGGAGTTTTGTTTATGTTGTCAGGCATGGAGCTAAATTTTCCAGCAAGTTCTAAGAGCTTTGCTTCGCTTAATTCTGGATCACCACCACCAGACCACCAGCCTTTTGTTTTAAGCATTTTGTTTAATACTGGTCGTTCCCTAGCTAACTCTAAGTAACTATCTTGCTCGCCTTTGGGTATTGGTTTAAATTCTGATTTTGGCGTTGCTCTAAACTTTGCAGATTGAATGGCAGATACGTCACGCATTCCGTCTTTTGGATCAAGCACTCCATTTTCAATCCCAGTTGCTATGGCTTCATACTCCGTACCGAGCTTTCTAACTGCCTCTGCTAATGTGGGCAAGTTTTCTCTGTAGTTCTGCGCATCAATAACAGCCTGACCTCGTTCAGAGATTTGCAAAGCAGCACTTGCTTCTTGCAAACCAGAAGCTCTCAGACTTGCTTCTTGCGTTCTGCGAGTAAGGTCTCTGTCTTCTGCTTCTGTTCTTAATCTTGCAGCTTCTTGACGCAGAGTAGCGGCGCGAAGAGGGTCTATAGACTGCACCATGTTTGCTGCTTGTAGCATGCCCGCAGGAGTAGAGGTATTTACTTTGCTCAACGCTTCTTGGAGCTTCTCCCCCGTAGTCCTTGGATCAATTCCAAGCATAGGCTGTACTGCACGGCGTAAGTCTTCGTTACGCTGTACACCTAGCTGACCTGCCATCTGAGCAAGAGGCGCTAATGCCCTAGCTCGACCTGTGAGACCGGAAGATAGCATCTGTCCCTCCATCATGCCTTGCTGTAGCATCTTCTGCTTACGCTGCTCAGGAGTATCAATGATGTCCGCGAAGAGTGATTGAATGTTAATAGCTGACATAGTTTAACCTCCTGTTAGTTTCCGAATAAACTTGACACTTTGTTAGTGGTTTCTTGTTTGGCTGCTTCAAGCGCTTGAGCAAACATTTCATTCCATCCGCTATTAAGTGTATTTGTTGTGCTTGTTTGACTGCCTGCCTGCTGACCCTTCAACAAATCAAAGAATCCTTGGAACTGCTTTTGACGAAGAGCATTAGCTAATACATTGTAGTTAAGCTGTGACTCTAGCGTAGATTCCGCAAGACCTGCGCCTGTTGTTAGACCTGTAGATTGTAGAGCAGAGGCAAGTCGAGATGCTTCTAGTTGTGGGTCAAGAGCGTCAAACAAATTCTTTTGCGGATAGTATGATGCTTCAAGCCCTTTAAAGCCTAGATCGCCTAAAGTTTGCATACGGTTTCTAGCTTCACCAAGACCCGCAAGAGTTTGATCTGACTGTAACGCTTGCTCTTGTCTTGCTTGTTCTATTGCGCTAACCGAAAGTCCTGCTTGTTGCTCGGCAATAGCTTTTTCCATTGCTAATTGCTCAGGAGTGCCACCGTATAATCCGGTTCTTACTCCTGTTCTGCCCTGCCCGTATAATCTTTCTTCCAAAGCAAGACGATCTCTTTCGCGAGAAGGCGCTAACACAGAGTTAAAACGATTAAATAATTCCTCTTCTCTTTCTGATCTTTGTCCTCGATCTTGAGTCAACATACCAATCAAAGACTCTTGCTCGGCTTGTTTTGCTGTAGGATCGCCCAAGAAGTTAAAAGCACTACCACTAAAACCTTGCAAAGAATCTTGTAACGCTTTTTCTTCAGGGCTTAGGGCAGAGGTCATGCCTGTTGCGCTAAGAGACGCAGTAGATCCGGTAGGAGTAGTAATAGCAAATGGTTTAAATTGAGACTCTTGCCCAATTTTCCCCATTAAACCGCCTGTTTCGTAGCTTGGCGGAGCATTGCCATAGACAGTGCGATAATCTTCTGCGCCTAAACCTTCAATGTCTTTAATGATTTTATTTTGTGCGACTGAGCCACCAACACCTGCAACAGCATTGCCTATTTGACCGCCGAATAAACTGCTAAAAAAATCTTCCCATCCCATTAGTAAGTACCTCCATCAATAGTATCAAAAGTAGACGTACCACTAACTGTTAAGTTAGCCGCGGTTACCGTTCCTGTAAATGTAGGAGACTCAGAGTTTGACTTGCTGTTTACTGCTACAGCAATTGCATCGTACTCAGCCCCCACTTCAGTGCCTTTGATTACTTTAGCGGGGTTACCACTAACCAAAGCATCCTTAGCTGCGAAGTTCGTTATCTTCGTGTAGTTAGACATTACACAATCCTTCCCATTAGGGCTTGAATATTAATTTCTTGCAAGGCAATTGTCTTGCCATCAACTGTGGTCTCTACGCCAACGGCTACTACTGTACCCTGTCCTGACGTATTGATTTTCTTTCGCGTTATTAGCGCAATAGAGGAAGAGTACTCTGCCTCTGTGTTAAATTCTGAGATATTGTATTGTCCCACATTCGACTTAGGCAAGGTATACGCTTGTTTCTTGTACGCACCTGAGTAGTCGTATGCCCAATTCAATACCACCGTAGCCTCAGCCCCATCAAAGGTAGTGAGATTGATTTTCTTCAAGAACTTCAAGTTAGATGTATCGCCAAAGCTAAGAGGGTGACTAAAGTAGCTAAGAAGATAACTTGTTGTTCCATCCTTAAATCCTGTGTATTGAGCAATGCCCGCACTGTTGCCAAGATATAAAGCCTCGGTAGTGGTATTAGCAAAGATTAACGGGTTAATGTGCGACCATGTAGTTGCTCTAAAACTCCCATCTTGTAGAGGGAATCGAGTATCAAAGCAATAGACCACGGCTAGTTGCGGGAAGTTCAGTAACACAAACGCCTCACGAGGCGAGTAGTGCATGCTAATGTTTCCTGTTTCTGCCGCGAAGAGAGACTTGACGTCGTTATTTACGTTCTTAGATATGTCGCCAATAGGGGCTGACTTTTCTTGGATGGTTCTCGCTAAGCTTCTAACACCTGAATCATCAAGGAATATTAAGTCTTTACCTGTGGACACCACCGCATCTCGAGACACACAACCCACATTAGAGATAGTATCCGCGAGGGTCATGTTGGCAGGGCTGTCTGCTCCTTCATAGATAACGATAGAGTTCCTGCCGAATATCACTAGGAAGCCGTTATGAGCCGCTAGCGCAACGATAGTGTCGTACCCTGTAGGCCAGAAATTAGTGATGTCAATCGAGCCTGTAGAGCCTCCTGTCCAATGTGCGCCGTTTAACAGATCAGACCAATAGATAGTAGATTTGTTGTCTGTAAAATCTGCTACCCATAACCGACCAAACGCAGCCAAGCACTCATTACCCTGTGGTGGTGTGCCTGTGGCGTGTGCGTGAGCAGACATCTTCTCCACTGTACCTGCGTGATCCGAGTACAGCAGCGGTTCTTGACCACGTTGGAACATAAACATGTGGTCATTAAACGATACAAACTTCCAGTTGTTAGCGCTGATCGTATAAGAAGAGGGCGTTGCGTCTACTAATGTTGTAGTGCCTGTAAAGATTTTGTTGTTACCTGCTGATAGGAATGTAATATCTCCATCATTAGCAACGAACTCGCCCATAGACTCAATGCCATCCGAGCTGCCTAGCACTGCGCCTCCGTTAGTAGAGATCATGCTATAACCTTTTCGCGCGGCTATTCTTCCCTCTTTATCAATCACACAGTTATCCGCAACAGCGGCAAAGCTAGG